GAATGACGAATTGTTGGCCCGAATCCAAGCCAACGACGCCCCCGTCATGATTCGATTCAAACAAGCCGACTACTACACCGACGCCAAGACGGTCGACGCTGAAACTTGGAACGCGCATTGGGCCGCGGTTGCCGAGTAAAACGACACACGGCACGACACACGGTCATGTGGACAACCTAAGAAAGCCAACAAGTACGGGGCTTTTGAGGGGTTTACGTTGGCCCCCTACGGGCTACAAAACGAACAAACCCGCTTCCCTTTCGGAGTGGGTTTTTTCATGTCCAAACCTTCGGAAAAGCCCGCAAACATTGGGGAGACCGTGTGGAGTATTGCGAAAAGGAGAAAAAGTACCTACCTTTTGAGCGTTTCAAAAAAGGCGAAAACGACACACGAAACGACACACGAACGCGACACACGAACCCCATGAAGTACAATTTGACCTTGGCCCGCCCGAACGACGACCGAACCTCGGTTCGCTTCATTGCTTACATAAACGGACGGCGCGTTGTGCTTGGTACGGGGGTCTCCGTAGACCCGAAGGAATGGGACAAAAAGCGGCAGCGGTTGAAGGCAAACAACAAAGACCTCGCCGCGCTTCAAACCGAAGTCGACAACGCCGTCCAAGCCATTGTCAACGCGGCCAACCAACTCACCGTTCTCGACGGTGTGGAGTTGACCCCCGAATCTTTGCGGGATGCGGTGAAGCGAATGAAGGACGGACGGTCGGGTGTTGCGGAGAAGGTCTTGACGTTCAACCAATGGGTGGCGGACTTCATCAAAGACACGGCCGAGGGTGGCCGCACCAACCAAAAAGGACAAGCCATTGGGGAGCGCACGGTGGCCAAGTACAAGACGGTACAAAACCTCCTCGAAAAGTTCTCGAAGAAGGTGTGGGGTCGCGCCATTCGCTTCGACGAGATTGACGCCACCTTCCTCGACAAGTACCGCAAATTCCGCGCGGAGACGGGCGTGGGTGTCAACACAATCGCCAAAGACATCGCCGTCTTGAAGACGTGGGTGAAGGAGTCGTACCACCGTGGAGTTCACACGAGCCGCTTGTGGGAAGCGTCACACTTCAAGGTCAAAGAAGTAAGAGTCACCAAACCACACCTCACCCTCGAAGAGTTGGCAATGATTGAGGCGGCCAAGCTTCCGACCCGCACTCACTACGGTCGGGAGATAACCGCCATACATGCCGTTCGGGACTTGTTCTTGTTGGGGTGTTGGACGGGCGCGCGCATATCGGACATCAAACGCTTCCCCGAGATTGTCGCCGAAGCATGGAAGGCCAACGGGAACAAATGTCCCGACGAACTCACCTTCATCCAACACAAGACCAAAGAGGCCGTCACGGTCCCCGTGTTGCCCGCGGCGCGTCGAATCATTGAGAAGCACAAAGGCAAACTCCCGAAGCCGCCAAACGAGCAAAAAATGAACGCCACGGTGAAGGAGTTGGTGAGGGTTGCGGGCATCGACCGCACCTTCGAACAAGCCTCCACGGACTTCTACGACACCAAGACGAAGCGTTTGAACGTGTGGGAGGAGGTGACCAACCACACGGCGCGGCGAACCTTCGCTACCAACGTGTACCAACTCGGGGTCATGTCCCTCGGTGAACTCATGAGCCTCACGGGTCACGAGTCCGAATCTTCGCTCATGACGTACTTGAACGTCACCCGCCTCGACGTATCGAAAAAGGCCTCCGCGAAGTTGCGGGCGGCGTTTGGTTCCTAACTTGTCGACGAACCAAAACACCACGAAATGGCAACACGTTTTCAGCGACAAGTAAAAGCCAACAAAGGAGGGCGTATCAACGTTTCAAAAAGCGGAGTGAGCCACAGTCAAAAATTTCAGCGGTTCACATTCAATTCACGCGGAACGGTGTCCTACAACAGTTCGGTCAAGGGTCTGTCCTTTCGCATGCCATTGGTCGGTTTTTTTGCCTTCGCACCAATTTATTTTTCCTTGAAAATTGTTTGGTGGTGTTGTTCCTTGCCGTTCAAACTGATTGGAAGGGCCATCAATAAAAACAAATCCGAATGAAATTCCCCTCACTTTGCGCGTTGGTCATCATATTGGCGTCGTGCGGTACTTCGGCGACACCATCCTCCTCGGAGAAGCCAACTACAACAACCGCCCCGACGTTGCAATCACCGCGTGTGGACTTTTCCAAATCGTTCGGGTCTGTGCATTTGCGGCTATTGTCAGGAAAGGTCAGTCAATTTCAGGCGTCCTCAACCATTGGTGTAATTGGTGGTGGTGGCCGAGTCAATTACTTCGCATTCATTGAAAAGGAAGACCCAACGTTGCAATCACGAATTGAGCGTTGTGTCTCATGGGTGGAGGCGGAAAACGTGTTGAAGGCGTACAAAGGCAAAAAGGTGTTGGCGCGGCAAATGGCCAATGGGAAAGTCATGTACGAAACCAATGACCAACCTTGGATGGACGTTAATTAAAAGCAAAAAGACCGAATCCAACGGCCAAGAAGTGTTTGGGAAGGGGCGTACATCTCGGGGACCCTTGGTTGTGCGTCTACGAGGCGGCGGTGTAGTTCTTTGGCCTCGGCTTGGGTGAGGTCGTTGGCCATAATTTGAGCCTCCAAGAACGGCTCCTCGTGAGGTTCAAGGTAGGCCGTTTCGAGAAGGTCCAACAAGCGGAAGCGGAAGGCGTCTTGTACCTCCCGCTCCCAAGAATCGAAGACCGAGTCCCACTCACCGTTCTCGGTGGACATCTTCGTCTTCCCCAAAGACCCCGTGTTCGTAGAGGTTGGTGAGTTTCAAGACCGCACGAGACAACGCGCGCTTTTCGGCCATCTCCACGAGGTGCTTGGACGTGCAATTCTCCGCCGTGGCACTCCCGAAGGTCTCGACCCTTCGCGCTTCGTCCCCCACCTTTCGGCCCAAGGCCTTCATGACGACGAAGTCGGGTTCACACTTGACAACCTCGAAGGTCACGTCGAGGCCTTGTTTCGCTTGGATAACCTCAATACCCGCGCGTGTCACAATGACGAAGTGACGGTGGGCGAAAATGTGGTCTTTCGTGAGGCCATTTGCCTCGAAGAGTTGGCGGAGTTCCGCTCGTTGGGTTTCGTTGAGTTTCATTGGTTTCGCATTAAGTCGGCGACGGCCGCTCGTAGCCGTTCGCCTTCGTTGTGTAGTTGTGTGGACCGCTCCTTTGTGGAGTCCAATTCGGCCGCCGTACGAGCGTGGGCGGCCTTCTCCAAGACGGAGTTGTGGTTGGCGATATTCCGTTGGGTCTCCAAGTCGTGAAGGGCCAACACCGCTTCGCGCAAGGTCTCCACCAACTCCTCCGTGTTTTTACGGACTGACTCGGGCGCGTCTGTTTTTTGTTCCAAGGCCAACTCCATCCGCACGGCACCCGCTTCGAGTTGGGTTCGGAGTAGAATGAGACCCAAGGGTGTCCACTCGTTGAACTTGCCGTTGGGGTTGTAGCGGCCCCGCGTGAGGTCGGTGAAGGTCATGACTCAAACTCTGAATACATGTTGGTCTTCGGGTCGTACTTCAAGCGGCACATACCCACCTTACCAATACCGCGGGGCTTGGCCTTTTGGACAAGGAGCCACGTTTCTCCAAAGACCGTTTCGGCCTTGTGCTTGCCAATGCGGAAGGAGTCGGGCGCGGGAGGACGGTACACGAGGAGCATGACGAAACTTCTTCTAAACCACGTTTGACCTCCCGCCCATTCGTACGGCTCCGCGGGAGCGGCGAACCGCTTGCCTTTGTCGGAGACGTGTTTCGAGTATGGCGCGGCGATATGGGTGACGACAATGTCCACGCGCTTGTTGACCCTTGACGAGTCCCGAACCGTCTTCAAGGCGTCGGCCAAGAAGAGGTCTTCGCGCCCTCCCTTGGAGTTGAGGTCCATTTGTAGGTCGTTCCAAGGGTCTACGACGGTGGTGTCGAACTTCACGCCTCTCTCGTCCTCGAAGGCCTTGACCCACGAGAAGAAAGTGGCAATGTCGAAGCCTCCCACGTCGGCCTCGTCGGGACTGACAAAGGCGAAGTGTTCGTTGACCCACAAGAAGGCCGAAGTGAACTCCGACTCCGTCATGACTCCCTCGTTGTCCGTGCCGTCGTCGTTCTTCATTCGAGACGGCTTCCCAACGTAGAGTTCCACGAAGTCCAAGGTGAGGTCTCGGACTTCTCCTTCTTCTCCCAAGTACACGCAATGCCGCCACCCGTGAAGCTTGGACAAGTTGACCAACAAGGCCTTGGTGAACTGACTTTTACCCGCATGGGGAGACCCTGCAATGAAGAGGGGCGCGCCACGCTTTACGGACATGTATTCGTCGAGCGTCTCCCAACCCGTGCTTACTCCGCGACGTACGGAGGTGCGGCGGTGTTGGTCAATGGCCAAGGACTTGTCTTCGGCCTTGAAGATTGGTACAACGGCTTCGGTGGTGGCCGTAGGTGTCGAGGTGAATGTTGGGGAAGGAATCATTGAAGGAGAAGGCGTAAAAAGGGGGCCGAGGCAAAGTCCCCGACCCCCGTGACGAAGGGTTGGAAATTGGCCCGAAGGCCTTGGGCAATCATGGCACCGTTGGGAACATTAGAACGGCATTCCGTCGTCGTTACCCATGCCCGAAGGGAGTGACATTCCGCCGCCTCCTTCGGCCTTTGCTTCGAAGAAGTTGACGTCTCCGACAATCGGTCCTTCTTCGGCATTCTTGCCGAGGTATTGGACGACCATTCCGTCCGAGTACTCGCCGCTACGGAAGACGGCGTCAAGCGTCACATACTTCCGTCCGTTGTACTCGTAGGCCGCGGACATGTCAAGCTTGTCCCACTTCACCTTCAACTTGAAGTCCTTGTCGCATGGGGTACCCTCTCCACGGTGCTTGCCGTTTCCAACCTTCGGGTGGTCGGTGTTACCCGCGCCGAGGTATTGGGTTATCATGTAAGGGTTGTACGGTGAGTTTGGGGTGGCCTTGGCCGTGAAGGAAGCGTACAAGGCTTTCTCGCCTTGGTAGAAGACACTTTTGTCAAGCTTGCCGAGGTCCAAGGAGAAGGACACTTTTTTCATTTCTGACATATTGAAAGGTTTTTGAAGGGTTGTTTGTAGACGGTGAGGGAGGCCGCTTCCGCGGCTTCGTAAACTTTGAAGAAGTAGTTGGAGGCGGTCTTGGGGTGCTTCAAGAACCACTCAACCTTTGACACGGCATTCATGACGGAAGCGTGGTCGCGGTGGAAGAACGCGCCTACTTCAAGGAGGAGGTATTCGCGCTCCTTCCGTGCGAAGGCTTGGGCCATGTGACGGACGGTAACAATTCGAGAAGGACGCGCGCGCCCCATGACTTCGGAGACCTCGACCCCTACGAGGCCGCACAATACGGCGACGTAGTGGGACAACATCGCGTCGTTGGAGCCGACCACCGTTTCAATTGGTGGCGGCCCGTAGTGGAAGCCCGCCCCCATCAACGGCGGCGGTTTTGGTGCCACAAGGACATGAGACGCCATGCCGAGAAGTGAGGGTGGCCACGGAAGACCTCCGCAAAGAAGTCGTCGTCGGCGTCAAGGGCTTCGGCGACCTTGCCCGCGGGAGCGTATTGCAAGACGTCGCGTTCACCGTTGCGGCCCCACTTGTGCTTCAACTTGTCCATCCGTGACCCATACTCGGGGCGCGTGAGGTTGTTGAGTGTGCATGCCACCGTGTGAAGGGTAATTGGGCGGCCGTCCTTGTACTCGAAGCCATGTTGGACGAGAAGCGCGTGGTAGGCCCTTTCGGTGTACCCGAACTTCTTAAACATAAACTCCCAATGGCGGCGGCCAAGTTCAACCAAAGCTTCTTCGACGTTGCGAACGTGCGGGAAGTCGGGGTTGACGTTGAGGGTTCGACGTGTGCGGCGCGTTGGTTGCGTCCGCTTGGGGGCGTTGGCCCCGTTCAAAAAAGAGTAACTCATGTATACGTTGTTTTAGACGTTTCGGTGTTCGGGGGTCGGAGGGAGTCCGACGAAAGCTTGGAAGGAGGCCAACGGGATGCGGAAGGAGCCGCGCTCGCCGAGTTGTATGGCGTGGAGGTTTCCGCGCTTAATCATGTTGCGAACTGTTGCGGGTGTGACCCGTAGTTCTTGGGCGACCTCCTCAACGGTGAGGTGGGAGGGTCGATTGGTAGGAATTGGTTGGAGCATGTCGTACTTTTGTGTCGTTTGCGACCCTTCGTTGGGTCACTTCACGGCTCAAAATTACGCAAGAAGAACAAAGAATGGCGGTTCTTGCGACCGAAAATTGTCCACAATGGCCAAGAGGCCCGTATTTTGTGGGGTTTCGCTCCTTCAAGGCGTAGAAATTCGCTTCTCTCATTGTCGAGACACGCACAAAATGGCGTATGTTTGCCTTGTCAATCTTCAATTCACGCTTCCCATGAAGTTCCCATTGTACTCGAAAGCCTCGAAGAAGGCGGCCGTTCAAAGCATGACTCGACTTGAACGAGAACGGGCGGTTGCGGCCAACGAACACGTCAAGCTTCTCACCGTCAACAAGGGGGTGTTGCGCGACCACGCCAAGGAAGCCAAGCGCGCGAAGGCCGAAGAATTACGCAAAACCCAATTTCTCATGCGCGCGGCGTGGGTGCGGTGCTTGTTGGACAACCTCAAAGAAGAGGAGTTCTTCGAGGGTCGAAGCTTGAAGTGGGAGGAGATTGAAGAAGCATTTACCAAGCGGAGGCAAACGTGGATGAAGGTTTTTCGAGCGCATTGGGAGACCGACGCGAAGAGGGAAGTGTGGTACACCGACAACGGCGGCATGAAGCGGAAGCGCGTCCGTCTTTACACGGGGCCGTCCTACGACATCACCGACCACTTCATCCACGACGTAACGACGGCAATGGAGGCCGAAGGCTTTACCATTAGGACGAGGGAATTGGTGGACGCGGTCTCGCAAGGTGTCGAGATTGCCGAGAACCCCGAAGTACAATTCATGGCCGACCCCGCGAACCCCGCGTGGCGCGACATCGACCCCGAGAAGCGCGCCGAGAAGTTCGAGGAGGCGAAGAAGAAGTACGAGAACGGGGGAGACGTTTGGTACTTGTGGACTTCCACCGAGGACATTGAGTGGTTGGACCGCTTCCCGCTTGTCCGCTTCGGGGTGAGTGACGAGGCCCGTACCGAACACTCCGACCTTGCCGAAGAGTGGTGCATGGAGTTTGAAGGGTTGAAGTTTGGGGTAGGTAGCGGACGCGGCCGTGTTACCCAACGAGTCCTTCAAAGGGAAGCCGCGGACAACGAGAAAGACGCGCGGGAGGCCAAGCGGCAAAAGGAACTCGAAGAACTTTTCGAAGCCAAAGCCAAAGCCGCCGAAGGTGTTGTCATGCCCGAACCCGAACCCGAAGTCGAAGTGGTCGAAGAAGACGAGACGCCCGAGAACTTGTTGGAGGTAATTAAACTACACCAACCCCTTGTCGCGGAAATGTTGGACGACAACGGGGAGTTCACGGTGTCCGTGACCGTGAAGTACAAGAACCTCGGCACCGACGAGAAACCCATGTGGGTAAAGGGTCCAAGCCGCGTTCACATGTCGGGCTTCGACTGACTCGGCACCAAGTAACACCCAACACTCTCCACACTTGTCGAGGGCGACTCCGTCTTGTGTAGACGCGCGCCCGCGGTATACGGTCCTTATACCGTAAACGGTCCTTGTCCCCCTTTAAGGGGGACGAGTAAGGACCTTATACGCGGACTTTGGGAAAACGGCGGCCAAGGTGTGCCGCGCACAAAATTACACCTACCCCTCTCCACACCCGTAATTTGACGCGGACGAGGTCGGACCTTTGCGACGTGCCGACCTTCTCATGGAAGAACCCACGAAGACCTTGGGTCAAAGACGACCCAAACCACAAAAGCGGGGCGCGTTCACCACACGCCCGAGACCCGCGGTACAATACCGCGCGGTGGCGTCGTCTTCGTCAACTCGTCCTCGAACGGTCGCCACTTTGTAACTCATGTCAAGACGCGGGGCGGGTTCGGCCCGCCCGCGTTGTTGACCACAAACAACGAGTCCGTGACGGCGGAGGGTTTTGGGACTTCTCGAACCTTCAAAGCCTTTGCGACTCGTGCCACAACAAGAAAAGCGGCCGCGAATCCCACGGCCACAAATAATTCAGGGGGGAAGGGGGGTCACACATCGGACGACCGTTTGAAGGAAGACCGTCGCGTGTCATCTCGTAAACCCCGCCAAAATCCCCAAGGGGGGAGTATCACATGAAGAACGCGACTTGGTATTGGGAATGGACCCACGACAACACGGAAGACGCCGTTGAGGTGGTGTACGACTACGACGCGGGAGACGCGGGTGTCATGTACTACGCCGACGGGAGCGGGTGTCCACCCGAACCGCCGTCCGTTGAACTTCTCCGAATGAAGTACAAGGGTGTAGACGTGACCAACCTTTTGTTCGCCGTCCTCGGTGACCAAGTGTTTGAGGAGTTGGAATTGGAGATTGTCGAATACATCCAAGACGGAGGCGGCTACGACCCCGAGGACTACCAAGAATAAAACATGGCCCGACCACCAAAGCCCAAACAACTCAAAGCCCTCCAAGGCACACTCCGCCCCGACCGTGACATTGCCGTCAAGCCCTCGACGGTGGACAAAGCCGAGTTCCCCCAACCCGTCCTTGAACTCAACCCAAGGGCGCGGGAATTCTACGACTTGACCATTGAACACCTCAACGAAGCCGAGGTCTTGCGGAAGGTAGACGCCGTCTTGTTGTCGGTACTCGCCAAAAACCTCGACCTCCTTGTGACCGCGGCCAACGACATCCAAACACTCGACGACGTTGTCCAAACCTTCGAAAGTGGGGCCACGAACATCTCGGGGACGTACACCGCCTTCGAGCGCGCTACCAAAGCCGTCCTCACACTTTCGTCGAAGCTTGGGTTGTCTCCCGCCGACCGTGAGAAACTCATGGCCTTCGCCGAGACCAAGTCCAAAGAAGTCGACCCGTACGAAGCCCTGAAAATGTCGAGCATGGGGTGACGACGCCTTGGGACAAATACGTCGAAGAAGTACTCGACGGGACCATCCCCGCGTCTCGTTGGGTTCGCCTTGCGTGTCAACGTCACCTTGACGACCTCGAACACGGAGCGGAGCGCGGGTTGTACTTCGACCAAGTCGAGGCCCATAAATTCATCGCCTTCTTTGAACGCTTCTTGAAGCACTCGAAGGGGAAGTGGGCGGGACAACCCTTCTACCTTTTGCCGTGGCAACAATTCGCGGTCGCGTCCTTGTTTGGTTGGAAGAAGGAAGACGGCTCCCGCCGCTTCTCCACCTTGTACACGCAAGTCGCGCGGAAGAACGGCAAAACCCAACTCCTTGCGGGAATCGGTCTCGCCATGTTGGACTTTGACGGCGAACCCGCCGCCGAGGTTGTCTTTGCCGCAACCAAGAAGGACCAAGCCAAAATCGCCCACGACGAGGCGACACGAATGGCGAAGAGTTCGCCCGCACTCTCGAAGCGTGTGACCGTGCTTCGCAACAACCTCACGGTGAAGCAAACCGCCTCCCGTTGCGTCCCCTTGTCAAGTGACCACAACTCCCTCGACGGTCTCTCCGTCTCGTGTGGCGTTCTCGACGAGTTCCACGCACACAAGGACGCGGGGTTGTTGAACGTCTTAAAGTCGGCCACGGGCGCGCGAACGTCGCCTCTCATTGCCGTCATAACCACCGCGGGGTTCAATGTCGACGGACCATGTTTTCAACTCATGCGCTCGTCGTGTGACGTCCTCGAAGGCAAGGCCAAGGACGACTCGTTGTTTGCCCTCGTGTACACCCTCGACGAAGAAGACGACTTCGGCGACCCTTCGACATGGGTGAAGGCGAACCCGTCGTTGGGGGAGACAATCTCCACCGAGTACCTCCAAAAAGAACTCAACCAAGCGCGCATCTACGGGGGGAGCATGTTGACCAACTTTCGAACCAAGCACCTCAACGAGTGGGTGAGGAGTTCGGCGGTGTGGATTCAAGACGAGACCTTCTTGGCCAACCAAAGCGAAGAGGAGCCAAGCCCAACGGCCAAGTGTTGGGGCGGCCTCGACCTTGCCTCGGTTTCGGACGTGACCGCCTTGAACCTTGTGTGGCCAACCGAAGACGGTGGGTACTTGACGCGGTCTTGGTATTGGTTGCCCGAAGAGGCCATCGCCCGCCGCCTTGCCACAAGCGGTTCTCACATATACGAGTCCTTCGAAGCCCTCGACAACGTCTTCGTGACCGAAGGCAACGTCACCGACTACGACGCCATACGACGTTTTCTCACGGGCTTCCACATTGAAGGAGGTGTGGTTGGGTACGACAAAGACGCACTCGCCACGAGGTACAACGTGGAGGCCATCGCGTTCGACCGTTACAACTCCTCCCAACTCGTCCTCAACCTTGCCGCCGACGGTCTCAACCTCCAACCCTACGGACAAGGCTTCGTCTCCATGTCGACACCAACAAAGGAAGTCGAACGCCTCATGGCCGAAGGGAAAATCGCCCACAACGGAGACCCCGTCTTCCGTTACATGTTGGGGAACGTCACATTGAAGACGGACCCTTCGGGCAACATCAAACCCGACAAGGAGAAGTCGGGAGACAAAATTGACGGGGTCGTGGCCCACGTCATGGCCATCGGCCAAGCCATGACCGACCAAGCAAAAGCCCCCTCCAACATTCCCGACAACTACGACATCCGAACCTTGTGACATACCAACCCAAAGACCCCAAAAAACTCCTCGAACTCGCCTCCAAAATCTCAACCCGAGAAGGGTTCGTCGACGAGTACTTCAAACGACTCCCCAACCACTCCAAGAACGGGGAGGCGTATTGGTCGGTAGAAGACGACCACATGACCATATTCGGCCGCACACGGTACAACGGCCACGAGGTGTTCGCCACCGTTCTCTCCAAGTGGAGCAAGGCGCGCCGCAAAACTTGACGACGTCAACGCCCCCGCGAAGCGGGTGTGGGAGTTTCGCGCCATGCGGTTCTCCCTCGAACTTGACTTTCTCCAACGCTTCCGCCGTCCAAAGAAGGACGCCGAGGAGCGGCACAAAGTACCCCACCACCCCTTCATGGGTGTCTTCGGTCGCAACACCCACTCGGGCGTTCATGTAGACGAAGAGGGGGCCTTGTCCCTTTCTTCCGTGTACGCCGCGGTAAACAAAATCTCCTCGACGCTCGCGTCCTTGCCTCTCAACCTCTACCGCGAAACGGTAGACGGGAAAAGCTTGGCCAAGGAACACCCCGCCTTTGTTCTTCTCAACTCCGAACCCAACGAGGACCTCACGTCCTTCACATTTGTCGAGCGCATGTTGTCCGACGCCCTCATGTACGGGTGTGCGTACGCATCAATTGAACGGGGTTCGGTAACGGGTCGCGCGGCGGCCCTTCACCCCCTCGACCCCCTCGGCATTGCGCGGGACACCTACGAAGGACAAAGAATCTTCCGTGACAAGGCCTCGGGCGCGGTGTACTACCCCGAAGACCTCGTGGTCTTGGAATGTTTCCGCGGCAAATCCCCCATCCGTCTCCACATGGAGAACTTGGGTATATCGGCCGCTGCAATGGAATACGGCGCGCGGTTCTTTGGAACGGGCGGGAACATTGGCGGCTTTCTCATGACCGACAAGTCCTTGACGGACGAACAATACCACCGCCTTAAAAACACATGGAGCGCGCAACACCAAGGCATCCACAACGCGCACGAGACGGCCATACTTGAACACGGCCTCAAATTCGAGCGGAGTACCATTCCGCCCGACGAGGCGCAATTCATCGCCACGCGGAAGTTCCAAGTGGAAGAGGTCGCGCGAATTTTCAATATCCCGCCAATTCTCATTCAAGCGGAAGGGAACACGACGTACAACAACGTCGAACAAATACTCATCGCCTTCGCCCAACAAACGCTCATCCCTTGGGCGCGCCGTTTCGAAATGGAGTTGGAGCGGAAGGTGTTGCCCGAACGGGAGCGCGGTGAATACAACATCCGCTTCGACATGCGCTCCTTGTTGCGCGGTGACCTCGACTCCCGCCGCGAATACTACGCGACGGCCCTCCAACACGGCTTCATGAGCGTAAACGAAGTACGCGCCCTCGAAGACCTCAACGGAATCGGTGAAGCGGGTGACCTCCACTTGGTGCAAGTCAACCAAATACCACTCAACTCCGCCGCGGACTACGGCGACAAACTCACGTCCGAAGCTTGACCGACTACAACACCAAAAGCGAAGACAAGCCGCGCCGAAAACAAAACCGACAAAACGACCACAACATGGAACGAAGATTCTTCACCACATCCATCGAAGCGCGGTCGGACTCACCCGAAGCAAAGGACGAACCCAAGATTGAAGGGTACGCCTCGGTCTTCCACGGCGAAGCCGACCTCGGCAACTTCACCGAAACCATTGACCCCGACGCATTCGCCGACGTCCTACAAGACGACGTCCGAATGTTGTTCAACCATGACCCCAACTTCCCCTTGGCCCGTTCTCGTGACGGCGAAGGCACCCTCTCCATGAAGGTCGACGAGAAGGGGTTGTTTTTCTCCTTCCCCGTAGGCCCCCAAACCTACGCGAAGGACCTACACCAAAGCATTCTCCGCGGCGACGTCGACCAAGCCTCGTTCGCCTTCACCGTGGACGCGGACGAGTGGGAGGAGCGTGACGGCAAACCACACCGCCACATCACTCGCCTCGGTTCGCTCATCGACTTGTCCGTGACGACGTACGGAGCCTACGAAACGACCCATGTGGCCGCCCGTTCGCTCCCGACACCGCCACAACAAGAACCTCAAATCGAAAACCAAGTCGAGGAAGGGAAGAGGTACGACCGCGTCAAGTGGTCACGGCAACGACTCGCCCTCGCAAAACTCAAAACAACCAACTCATGAAGAACTCCAAGAAACTCATGGAGGAACGCGGCGCGTTGGTGGAGGAACTCGAAACCCTCCTCGACAACGTCGCAACCGAAGAACGTGACTTCTCCGAAGCGGAGAACGAACGCCAAGACGACATCCACGCGAAAATTGTGGACCTCGACGAAGCCATCCAAAGGGCCAAGAACAACGAAGCCGTGTTCGCCGCCAATGCGGGGAAGAAGGCCGTGGCCGTTGACATGAGCGCAAGCAAAAGCGAAGCGCGCGAAATGGACAACATTGCCAAGCGTCACTCACTCACGGAGGGCATTCGTAGCCTCGCCCAAGGGCGTCCGCTCGAAGGTGTACTCCGCGAAATGGATGAAGAAGCACGGAAGGAAGCCAACGAAAGCGGAATTTCACTCCGAGGCGAATTCAACATCCCCGCGGCGTTGGCGTATGGCAAGCGTACCGCCTACGGTGTTAGCTCCGCCGACGCCAACATCCACGCTTCCGCCAACGTGGGGGGCATGATTCAAGAAAACGCATTCGAGGCGGCGTTGTCCTTGCAAGGCAAAAGCGTCGTCGCCCAAGCGGGGGCAACCCAACTCACGGGCTTCGCGGGTGACGTGAAATTGCCAACCATGCCAGGAAACTCCGTGGTGTCCGACGGCGGCAACGGCGACGCGAACGAAGGCGACCAAATTGGAGTCGGTACCGCCGACTTTCAGTCCGTCACGTTGAAGCCTACACGGTTCGCGGGTGCGGTGGACGTGTCCAAGCACCTCATGTACTCGGCTAACGGTCAACTCGACGACTTGTTCGGCCGTGACTTGGGCAACGCAATTGCCGCCAAGTTCGACGAGCATGTCTTGACCGAGGTTCGGGAGCGTTTGCAAGCCGCGGACCGTCACTCCGTCGGCCGAAGCAACGGCACGAACACGGCGGGATTGGCCACCGACTTCTCGGACATGGCCCGCCTCATGGGTGTCTACCTCGGAGGCAACCCCGACGACCTCAACCGCGCCTTCTTCATGTCGCCCGAGATTTACGGCCACCTTTTGGCGCAAACCGCCGACGCGGGTGGAATGATTCAAGCGGCCGCGGGTGAACAAGTGTTGGGCCACCCCGCATTCGTTACGACCAACGTGAAGAACGCTTCATTTGAGACCCTCGAATACTTTGGGGACACGGACACCGCCGACACCATCACGGCGTCGCCAATTATGTGCGTGGACGCCTCGGACATCTTCATGTGCACATGGGCGGGCATCTCCATCAATGTCGACGTGTACACCGAGGCCCTCAAAGGAGTCGTCCGTGTCATTGCCGACGGCTACATGGACGGCAACATTCGCCGCGTGGGTTCGGGTGCCATTGCCGCGGGCTTGTCCACCGACACGACCTACTAAAACCAACCGCACGAGAATGGGGACGGACAAAGGGTTCGTCCCCCTTTTCACTTTGAACCCTTCGTCATGACGCAACAACAAGAAACCTTCCCAAGTCCTACCGACGTCGTTTCCTTGGCAACGGCGAAGGCTCATTTGAGGGTGGAGAATACCGACGACGACGCATTGATTGAAACGTACATCGGCGTCGCCTACGAACAAGTACAAGCGTACACCAACACCCACCTCGCCGAGACAAAAGTGTCTCACCAATTCGACTACCTCCACGAGTTCACCAACATCCACGTCGGGCCACATGTGACCATTGACACGGGAGAAGGTGAAACCGAGGCGGGCGTGTCCTACATCAACACGGCCAACCGACGGACGTATCTCGACGCCACGGACTACGAGTTCGACGGCACCTCGTACCCCGCGCGTCTCCGCATTCTCAACGAACCCTCGGACGTCAAGGACACGTTGAACGCTTGGAGGGTTGACACCAAAAGCGGGTTCACGGCCACCACAAGGCCCGACGCGCTCGTGTCGGCCATGTTGCTCATTGTCGGCCACTTGTACGAGAACCGCCAAGACGTGACCCCGTTTCGAGTGTACGAGACGCCGTTGGCGTCGCGCTACCTCATGAACCCCCACCGCCTCGTCTCGTTCGCATGAAAATCGGCAACCTTGACAAGCGCGTCTCCATTCTTGTACGAGCAAACACCGTAGACGCTTGGAACCATTCGGTGGTCACCTACACCAACCGCTTCACCGTGTGGGCGGAGGTTCAATACAAGCGTGGCACCGAGAAGAACGTGGGCCAACAAAGGGTCAACGTCGACCAAGTACACTTCGTGGCGCGGTACCACCGCGACTTCGCACCGTTGAACCGTGTGTTGTACGACGGTGACGAATACGACATCCACTCCGTGGAGGTCATTGGGCGCAAAGAAGCCGTCCGCGTCATTACCACCAAACGCGACAACAATGTCTCGGAGTGACGTTCAATTCTACGGGGTCGAAGCCTTGGAGAAACGGTTGAAGACGTTGTCCGACAAGGTCGCCCGCAAAGAGGCCGTCAAGATTCTCAAAAAGGGCGCGCCTCCCATTAAGCGGGAGATGAAGCGTTTGGCCCCGAAGAAGTCGGGCGCGCTTCGTGACTCCATTGTCACACGTCGAGGCAAGAAGCGAAGGGACCTTGGGGAGACCGTTTTGATTGGCCCCAAGGGTGGCCGAGGTAAGAAGGCCGCACCACACGCGCACCTCGTCGAACTTGGGACACGAGGAGGCACCTACACGGCCAAGTCGGGTTCGTTTACCGTCTTCAAAAGTGGAGGAGGCGTCATTCGTGCCAAGTCCATCACGCGGCGCGGCTCCAAAGCCGTCAAGTACATCCAACGGACGTTCACGTCGAAGAGTCAAGCCGCACAAGAAAAAATCTTCACCGCCGTCCGAAAACTCGTCGAAGCATGATTGGACAAATAATTGACATTCTACAAGCCGACCTCGGTGTGTCGACACTCGTGGACGCCACCGACATGTTCCCCATTCAACGCAAGCAAGGGAGCGGGCTTCCGTGCATTGTGGTTGACCTCCTCGACATTAAGACGAGCGAAACCAAGCACCGTTCGAGCGACTTGGACTTTGGTACGGTTCAAGTTGTGGCGTACGCCAAGGACCCCCGCACGTCCTACCAAATCGCGGAGGCCGCGCGTTTGCAGTTGGACAAGTACGAAAACGTCATTGGAGAAGAGACCTTCGAGATACGCTTCGAAGACCTTGAAACGGGCGTCATTGAAGAAGACGAGACCTTCGTGACCGTGACGGAGTACACGGTAATTGTGTCGCGCGAATCTTCGGGCGGACATACTTGACAACGTCAACCCCTACGGGTGGAGGAGTCGGTTTCTTCGAACCGTGAAACTCCAAGTCATCCGCACCCCCGAGGGCAAAAAATGGCCCATCGGACACACCCTCCTCGTAGACGACCAAGACGCGGCCGAACGCCTCATTGAAGACGGCTTCGCCATTGTCCACCCAACCGTCACCGACCCCGCGCCGACGCACCCTTGTCCATGTCAAGACAAGGCCGAGCCGTGCGAAGAATGTGACGACAACCACGAAGAAGAGGTTGACGTGTTCGAAGAGGTGGAAGACGAAGAACCCTCCTCCAACTCCAACGAATAAAAACTCGAACTCATGGCAACAACGGGAACCGTAAAAGGAAACCTCGTCGGCGTGTACATCCAAGACGGCGCGTCGTACGACCTCGTCGCGTGTGGTACCAACGCCACCTTGAACATCTCGAACGAGATGATTGAAACCGTATGCAAAGACAACGACGGCGCGCGGACGGTCCTTCCAGGGCAACAATCCGTCACCATTACCGTCGAAGGTCTCACGGCGTACGACAACGTAGGCCGCACCGAACTCATTGACGCGGTAATTGACAAAACCCAACTCACCCTCCAATACGGTTCGGGTGTCACGGGTGACCCATACATTCAAGTCGACGCCTACATCACAAGCTTCGAAGAGACCGCGCCTTTGAACGACTCCACCTCGTTCAACGTGTCCTTCGATTGTAGCAACCTCTCCGAAGGCACCTTCTCCTAATTCTTAACCAATGGCCAAAGGCAACACACTCCGCGGGCAAACGTCCGTCACACTTGGAGGACAAGAACACGAAGTCCTCCTCAACATGAACGCCTTTCGACTCATGACCCAAGACCGCGGTATTGAGTTGGGAGACCTCGACGACTTCGTCTCGAAGAACCCGTTGGAGTTTGTGCCATGCGTGGTTTTTTGGGGCATCATGAACGCCGCGGACTTCGCGGGCCAAGACCGTCCCGAAGTCAAATTCGACCACGTCGCCGCCGCCGTTTGCGCGGACATGGACAAGTTCAACGTGTTGTCTTCGTCCATTGGTGAGTCCCTCGGTGTAGAAGTGGGGGAGACGGAGGGAAACGAGTAAGAGGGGGCGAAGACGAATTCGTCCCCTCAACTCTCAATTCTTGGGCCGCCTTGTACGAGGTCGGCTTGGGTCTTGGTCTACGCCCTCGGGAATTTTGGGACCTCACGTTCGCGGAGTTCGCCTTTGTCGTCAAGGGAGAGAACGACCGCGACCGCCGCTTGTGGGAACATACTTCGAGCGTCATGGCACTCATGGCCAACTCGAACCGTGACCCGAAGCGAAGGCCCCAAGCCTACACGGTCGACGACTTCAACCCGTACCACATCGCCGAAAACAAAACCTCCCGCGGTCATGAAGTGACACAAGAACAAAAAGACCTCATCGCCCAATGGCACGTCAATCCCTCCTCTCGGTAGTCCTCGGCCTCGACTCTCGGCAATTTGAGCGGGGGTTGACCGCGGCACAACGTAAAGTCCGCAACACCGCCAACACCTTGTCGAGTGTTGGTCGTGGCCTCTCCGTAGGTGTTACCGCCCCACTCGTAGGTATTGGGGCTTCTTCGTTCAAGGTCGCCGCCGACTTCGAGTTGGCAATGAAGAAGGTGAAGGCCGTGTCGGGTGCGACGGGCCAAGAATTCGCCGCCCTTCAAAAGAACGCCCGCGACCTCGGCTCGTCCACGGTCTTCTCGGCTTCCCAAGTTTCAAGCCTCCAACTTGAATTCGCCAAACTCGGCCTCTCCTCGAAGGAGATAACCAAGGCGACCGAATCGACCTTGGCCCTTGCCCAAGCATTCGGACAAGACCTCGGACCAACGGCGGAGGTGGTTGGCCAAACCATTGCACAATTCGGCCTCTCGGCCGACGACGCCTCGTCCGTCGCCGACATCATGGCGGCCTCGTTCGCGTCTTCCGCGCTCGACCTCGACAAGTTCTCGGAGTCCATGAAGAACGCGGGACCCGTTGCCAACGAGTTCGGGTTCTCGTTGGAGGAGACGACCGCCCTTCTTGGTGTCCTCGCCAACAATGGCATCGCGGGAAGCGACGCGGGAACCAAACTCAAAATGGCGTTCTCCGAACTCGCCTCCGCGGGTGTTGACGTCAAAGGGACCTTCACGGGTCTCATAAACGGCTCCCTCTCGTATACGGACGCAATCAAAGTACTCGGGAAGCGCGCCGCCATTCTCCAACCCATCTTCGGAAAAAACCTCGAAGACCTCGAAGACCTCGGAAAAGAACTCCGAAGGAGTGGGGGACGAGCGAAGGAAATGGCCGCCGAAATGGACGACACCGCCTCGGGTGGTCTCGCCGCCATGCGTTCGGCCGTAGAGGGCGCACAAATCGCCCTTGGCAACGCCTTGGCCCCTACGGTCACGAAGGTCGTGGACCGTATTCGAGACCTCGCCGACTCCTTCTCACGGTTGTCTCCCGAGACCCAACAAAGCGTCGTCAAGTTTGGGTTGTTTGCCGCGGCCCTTGGCCCCGTCACCTCGGCCATTGGAGGCATGATTCGAGGCGTACAAAACTCCATTCGAGCCTTCAAAGCGGCCTCGGTATTCTTGACCACCAACCCGTACGGCGTCGTCATTGCGGGCGCGTTGGCCTTGGGTGGTGCGTTGTACTCCATGTCTCGGGACTCGTACATCGCCAACGACGCGGTGTTGGACTTCAACGAGACCATCGAACTACAAAACGGCCTTCTCTCCGAAGGTGTCAAACAACTCGCCGCCCGTGCCGCCCTACTTCGTGAGGCCTTCTCCCTTGAAGCGGAAGGTGAGACCATTGGCGCGCTCCAACAACAAACCCGCGCCCTCCGAACCGAACTCGAAAACATCTCCCCCGAGGCGTTCGAGAAGTTCAACGAAGCCGCCCTCGAAGCCGCCAACAACCCCCTCGTTGCCCTCGAACTTGGACTTGTTCCCGTGTTCGACCCCGCCACGGGTCAACTCGACGAAGCCGCGCGACAAATAAACCTCGGCCTCCTTTCGGAGTTTGCGGGCGTCGACTTCTCAACCTTTACCCTTGACCTCATCAACTCCCTCGACCCCTTCGGCGACGGAGTAGACCCCCAAACCGCGTTCGAAGAGGTCGAACGAATACTCACGGCCGAACTCCAAAAGACACAAGAAGCCCTCGACGAAAAGTCCGCCGACCTTGACTCCAAAGTCAACGTGGTCGTGGACGTACAAGGAGGTGGTACGAAAACCACCAAGACCCTCGAAAGCATCCAAGCCGAACTCCAAAAGACACTCACCGACATCGGGGAGTTGGAGAACGTCTTGTCCAAAGACCTCTCGTCCGACAAGTTCTCGGCCATTGAAAACGCCATCCGCCAAATTGTGGAGGGCGACTTCGAAGGGTCGGAGGCCGCCTTGGGTAACCTTGTTACCCTCATGGGTGAGTTCGCCACCAAGGGCGAAGAAGTCGAGACGCCGTTGACGCAACTCGAAGAGACCCTCCAACGTCTCGCCGTTCAACAAGGCCTTGGCATTACCACGGACCTCCAAACGGCACAAGAAGCACTCTCCGCCCTCGACCAAGCGTTGGCCGACTCCATATTGGCCGACCCCGAGTTTGCCAACACCGAGAAGTTCGCCGAACTCATGGAACAAGCGGAAGCCTTCCGCGCGCTCCTCGCCGACACAACCGACCAACAAAAGGAAGCGAACGAAGCGTTGTTCTCCGCACAAGAAGCGGGCGCGGCCGTTGCGGACCTCGTTGAACTTGGGTTCAAGTCGGCAACGGGTGAGGTGGGCAACTTCGGCCAAGCGGCCACCCAAATGTTGGGACAAATTGCCATGCGCGCCATCAAAGCGGCCATCGCCCAAGCGGTCATGAATGCCATGTCCCCGACGCCCGACAACGTCGCAACGGGTGGCGTGGCGGGCGTGGCCAAAGCCGCGGCCCTCAAAGCCGCCATCGCTTCGCTCATGACGGGAATTCCAAAGCTTGCCCGCGGTGGAATGACCCTTGGACCAACCCTCGCCCTCATTGGTGACAATCCCTCGGGGCGTGAATTGGTCATCCCCTTCGAACGTATGGGGCAATTCGTGGGCCAAATACAAGGCCAAGGCCGCAACAACATGAACGTGGCGGGACGAATCCGAGGAGCGGACATTGTCTTGTCACAAGAACGAGCAAAACGAAACCGAGGACGCTAAAACATGACCGACTCACCCATCTCCCAAGCCCTTAACACTGTGACGGGCAATTGGCGCGCCCGCATTTGCGGGGAGTTCTACGACCAAACGGGACGCCATTGGCGGGTCGAATTCATCGACTCGGACATCAACGGGTACGGCGACTTTGGGTTGTCCTCCGTAGGGTGTCACGAAGCGGACCTCACCGAAGAGGGGTTCACCCTTTCGTGGGACGGTCCCACCGACCACATTGGGGCCTCCGTCATCCCTTCGTCTTGTGAAGTCACCTTCGTAATTGACACGGCGGGCCTTGAACTTCTCAAAGGCGCAATCCGTGACAACGACGACGCCCGCTTCGGGTTGGCCGTCTACTACGACGACGGAGGCACCCATTGGAAGCCGTGGTGGGTGGGTGTCTTGAACCACGAGGCCATTGAGTACGAGTTGCAAGACCGTCCGTACTTGTTCACCGTCCGCGCTTCGTGTGGTCTTAACCGCCTCCGCAACATCCCGTTCAACAACGCGGGGGACGCTTACTTGGGGAAGAAGACAATGGCCGAACTCGTGTCCATTTGCCTCAACAAAATCCCAACCGCCAATTTTTGGTTGGACGCCGAATACCAACTCAAAGAGGTCGTCGACATCTTCAACGCCTCCCACGCCGACGCGGACTTCACAACGACCGAAGGAGACCCGTTCCCGACGACCATGTTGGAACAAACCTTCACGACGGCGGAAGCATTCTACACCACCAACAAAGACCGCGAAGACGACTTTGGGAGGCGCGCACACTACCCCGACAACTTCAACTCGTGCTTCGACGTTCTCGAACAAATCACCACGGCCTTCGGGGGTCGAATCTTTCTCAACGACTTCGCCTTTTGGTTCTTCCCTCCGAACGCCTTGAATTGGTCGACCACGTTGGCCGTTCAAAAATGGCCGAGGTTCAAGGTGGCGTCCGAGTCCATCCGACGCGCGCAAAACGGAAGCAACTACCTCCCCACGGCAACGGCGGAAAATGTGGACTTCAAAACGGACATCGAAGTCGACCACGCCTTGGCCAATGGGTGGGCCAACTCGTACTTGTTACCCATCAAACGGGCGTCCATCACTCACGACGAGGCGGGAAGCCAAACGGTGTTCGGCTCCACGGGAAGCTTCTTTTACATCGACTACCCAAACAACGGGTACTCGGGGCGAACGTGGACCAATGACGACCTCGTCGTCTCGGAAGGGCAAACGCTCAACCTTCGAGGGTTGTACGACACGGGTGAACTCAAAAGAGAATTCGGGAGCGCATTGACGGGAGCCGCGTACAACGACCTCGGTATTGACCGAATCGGCGCGCGAATCATTCTTCGCTTCAAGGTGAAGGTGGGGAACTTGTACTACGTCTCCGAACATTCAATGGACTCGGAGAACACCAACATCGACTTCCCCGTGGGTACACAACCCGACGTCGCATTCAATGAAGTAAACTTCCCAAACCCCGTTTGGACCACGGAAGAAGGGTTCTACGAAGTCGCCGTCCCTTGGACCAATTCGAACCCCGAAGCGTCCGTCGAGACGTACGACGGTTGGAGCCGTGTGGGAGGTCTTCACATTAAGGCCACGGGCAACAACGAGTTCGAATACCGCGTCAACGAAACGCAAGACCGCCGCTTCGAACAACAATTCGACTTTACAACGGCACCCCTTCCAAACACCTCGTCCTCGTACGACGGTGTCGAGGTGACGGTGGACCGTATTGTCATTACAAGAATCGGAGGGGTGCGACAAACATTCCCCGAACTCGACAAAATCTTCTTCGCCTCCTACGCCGTCCAATACGACCACAACGGAAACAACATCGCGCCCAACTACCAAAACGCGCCCGCCGACTTTGTCACGGGTTTCCGTGTCACGGTGGACTCCACCGACGAGGACGCGGACGTGTTGTACTTCGCCGAGGGTGACGAGAACACCGAGTACCTCGACCTTGGGTCGACGGTCTTGGGCGTCTCCGAAACCGAAGACGGACTCCCCAACGCCTCGGGAGCGTTGTACACCCACGACAACAACGTCTCGCAAGTGGTGACCCTTTCGGGTGAGGCGTGGCACTCCATCACGGACACCGTGGACCAAGACCACGACGGGGCGCACAACCTCCAAGTGGTGGCGCGTGAAACCTTGTACCAACGAGGGCGGCCGCTCATGACGCAACGGGGGACCATTGTTCCAAAGTGGGACGACGAGAACGTCGACGACCCGTTGGACTTCACCACCGCCTTCGCTCACAATTGTAGCACGGTGGGAGACGTTGAAGACGTCTTGGTCCCGTTGGCCTTGACCTTCACGGCGGGGCCATGTACCTACGACCTCGACGCCGTTGTCTTGTCGCGGACTGTTTTGTCGCACGACGACACCGTCGTCCCCACGGGCTTTACATACGGGGGTTCGACGTCTTCTTCGGGCAACAACGGGGGAGGCAACGGACAAGGCAACCCGCACGGCCTTACCAACTACGTCTCCGTATTGGATGCGGTCGAAGAGGTGAACGACGAGGTGACCTTGGTACAAAGCAAAACGGACCTCATATCCATCACGCAAGCCGTGGACCTTGACGACGTCGAACGGTTGGCCAACAAGCTCACGGGCCTCCCCAACTCCACGTCAACCCCGCGTCTCATTGCGCTCCAAACCAACGGCACCCTCGACGACATCCCCGACGGCACAAGCGGCCAAGTATTGACGACGGACGGGAGCGGGCGGTACACATTCTCCACACCCGCCACGGGTGGTTCGAGCGTTGTGACCCTCGGTTCTCATTCCGTACGAACCAACCTTCTCAAAGGGCGGTCGTACTACTACGGCAACCGAACCGAAGGGTGGGCAAGCGATACATGGGACGCGACAATGTCTTCGTCGGCCAATTCAATCCAAGCGGACACGGCCGCCGCGGGCTTCATTCTTCCGACCAATGCCACGGACCTCACGGTGAAGGCCCAAGTGTTGGCGGAGGTGTCACGAGACGACCTCATATTGTCGGCGTGGGTTGGCCGTCGTCCAAGCGGTAGCACGAACGCCATAACACTCACCCGACTCGGTACCGTCTCCACTCGAAACTTGGTTCAAGGTGTGTTCACCGACCTTGACTTGAACGTCACTCGACTCACACTTCGAGCGGGCGACCTTGTCTTCATCATGTTGGGCCGCTTGTCGACTACCAATTTGAGTTCGGCTCCGACTCGGTTTTCGTTCGCGGTGTCGGCTTCGTAAAGTCCAAAACTTGACGAGGTCAACCCGTAGGGCGGGGCGACTTGGCACCTTCGACGACATGGACAAGTTGGACCAAATCTTCGCCACGGTCGCCCGTATTGAAGAGAAGTTGGACCACCACGCCGACACCCTCAAAGGCCACGACAAAGACATCGACGGCTTGAAGCAAAAGTGGTGGAGCGGGGTGGGGGCTTTCTTCCTTGCCGTGGGGTTGTGGTTGAAACAACTCGTGGCCTCATGAAGCCCTCCAAAATTGTCCTCCATTGCTCCGCAACCGAGAAGGGGCAACACGTCACCACCGAGACAATACGACGGTGGCACACAAGCGCGCCGCGCAATTGGTCGGACATCGGGTACCACTTCGTAATTCTCAACGACGGACGCGGCACCGTGGAGCGTGGACGCCCCGTTTGGCGCAAAGGCGCACACACCAAAGGCCACAACGACGCCGTGGGAGTGTGCTACGTTGGCGGGGTACACAACGGAGAACCCGAGGACACCATGACCGCCATACAAGAAGCGGCCTTCTTCGAACTCGTGGACAAACTCCGCGACGTCTTCGGGCCTTTGTCCATTCATGGCCACCGTGAATTCGCGGCCAAGGCTTGCCCTTCGTTTGACGTCGTCGAGAAGTGGGGTTCGACATTCACCCAAAGAGACCGTGTCGAGGCGTAAAAGGACACGACACAACCGCCACGGCGAAGGGAGCGAATACGACATCCAACGACGCTTCGCCGAGTACCTCGACACCCAACACCCGAACGTCTTGTGGTGTGCTTCCGCGGGGGGCGCACGGACGAGCATGAGGGAAGCGGTACGCCTCAAAGAGACGGGGTACAAAAAGGGCTTCCCCGACGTCTTCATCTACGAACCCCGAGAAGGCCACCACGGTCTCGCCATTGAATTAAAACGGGACAAGGGCGGGAGGGTTTCCGCCTCACAAAAGGAATGGAAGGAGCGGTTGGAGGCGCGTGGGTACCGTGCAACGGTGGCCAAAGGCTACGACGCGGCAAAAAAAATACTCGAAGAGTACCTCGGGGAACCCGCGTAAACATTGGGACTTCGAAAGAAAAAGACAAAAATGGGTCTTTTTTTTGTCTAAATGTTTGGAAAAAGACAAATAAGGGTCGTATGTTTGTCATGTCAACGGAAACAACAAAAACAAACGACATGTACAACTCACTCAACAACATCGCCAACGGCATCGAAAACCACGGACCAAGCGGAAGCGTCTACGCGACCAAGATTCGCAAGGCCATCGAAGTGTCGAAGAAGACCAACGAGAACCCCGCACAACTCGCCCTCGACATGTTCGCGCACGACATCGCAAGCGCGAAGGACCAAGGGTACATCGACCACGCCCGCTTCGGTGAGTGGGTTGCCAAAGAGTTGTCCTTGTACGTCCGCGTCATGTCCGCGGGCTACAAGGCCGCCATGAACGACAAGTACAACGCCTAATTCCTACGCCATGCCAACCGCCGCACAAGCCCGCGCCACGCGCCAAAAAGCCGAAGAGTACATCGCCTACCATTGGGGGGACAAGTTGGAGGGGTTCTCATACCTCCCAACCCACCTTCTCGCGTGGTATGTAACCGAAGAAGGAAGGGACGACGCCGCCATCTTCAACCAACGAGAAGTCCAAAGCATGGCCGACCATTGGGAGCCAAAAATGGCCCGCACGGTGGACGAGGAGGGGGGCTAAATCCCCCCGCCGCTACCACGAAAAGAACAAGGGAGACAAAAATGTCTCTTTTTTTTGTCGTTTTGTTTGGAAGTAGACAATTAAAGGACGTATGTTTGTCATGTCAACACGGAAGAACAACACAAAACACACGAACAATGGAACTTTGGAAGGTCGAAAAAATGGGGTCTCACTTTTACATCACTTGGGGGACCGTCGATTGTGGCGACATCATGCAACGCCGCTACGCAACCGCAACGGGCGCACAACGCGCCGCCGACAAAATCAACCGCCAAGCGGGTCTCGTCAAGTAAGAACCACGGGGGCTTCGGCCCCCACAATACACCAAGCCATGAACCTCGAAGCAATCAAACAAGAAGTCCCGACCAAAGCCCAATTCGAACTCGCCCTCAAAGTGGCGGTCGCCGAGTACACACAAGCGGCCATTGACGAAGGAGTCACCGCGGACAAGGCCCAACGCCTACTCATGAGCCGCCAAGGGTTGGAACTCATTGCCAAGCGCGCCGCGCTTTACCTCTAAAAATTGACGGGGACGGGTGACAAACACTCGTCCCTTCTTTGTTCCTTTGTACCATGAGTACCTCCCGCGTTGTCATATACACCCGCACCACCGAAGAAGGTGAAACGGTCGAAGCTTTTACAAGCGTGAAGGCGTTGTTGAGCGTCCACGAAGTGGCCCCATACAACACCCTCATGAACCACTTGTCAAGGCACGGGAGGCCCTACGAGAAGAACGGACACAAGGTCCACCGTGTAGACCTTCAACGGGGCCGTGACTGACTCGTCGCGGCAATGACAAGCGCAACGAGCGCGGCCACGCTTCCAACGTAAAGGACAACCCCCACCCATAACTCCCACGAGGACGGGTCGGGGTTTTTTGCGGTGCAAAAGCCGAGGTAATTGAGAAGGAGGGCGGCAATGGCCAAGAGACGGGTGGAGGCCATGTCACGGGCCAAAATCCAATTCCAAATTGAGGTCATGTTGTTCGGTGTTAAAGGAGGACGCCGCGTTGTATGCGACGGTTGTGAACCTTGAAGGAGCCGCCGTTGTCGTGGTCAACTTCGACAAAGGCCACCCCGTGGTTCCACTTGTTTATTGGTCGGTATTCGGGCGACAACTCGCAAAGGCAACCCACCGACCACGTTGTGGCGACTTGGCCGTCAATGTTTGGTTCGGTGTGTTCGCTTGTTTGGTGGTGGTGTCCGCACATTGCGGAGGCCTTGGAGCGCATGTACAAGCCTCGGGCGGGGTTCACGGGGGAGGAGGCCCCACCGCGTCCGAATTCGTGGCCGTGTACAAGGTTTAACCGCCCCGCCTTGGCCACTCGTTTCCCGTCAATGAGTTCGCACCGTATGGCGTCGAAGTTGAGGAGGTGTTCGAGCCTCCATTGTTCGACGTCGAGGAGTTCGGGAGCCTTGACCTTCATGTACCGCTCGAAGCGTTCTTCGTGGTTGCCGAGCATGTAGAAGAACCGAGCCGCGGGGAAGTTTTGCCGCAACACCTCCAAGACGTTGCGCCCCGTTTCCAACTCCTCCTTGAAGCCTCGCCGCCTTGGGTCTTTCTCGAAGGTGGACAACGAGTAAAAGTCAAGGAAGTCACCACCCAAGAAGACGGTGTCGGCGCGCATGTCGAGGCCGTATTGAATGGCCGCGGACAAAGCGTCCACGGAGTGGTACGGGACGTGGACGTCGTAAAGACACAAAATTCTCCGACACTCGGGGGGCAACTTGTAGGGGAGGTACTCGACCTCGTCGGACTCGGGGAGGCCGAAGGGGTTGAACGAGGACACCTCGAAGTCACGGGCCAACCGTTGGTCGGCGTACTTGCGGTTCGCGTCTCCAACGGCTCCTCGGAAGTACCGAATGGCACTCCGCGCGGCTTCGACCGAGGTGAACAAAGAAGGGTTCTCCTTTGCGACCTTCTTGGCCAAAGTGAGGGACGGGGTGTTGGGGAAGCGTTCGAGAAGGTCTCGGACAAAGGCCCAAGACGGGGACAAGGGGCGGAGGCTCATTTGTTGGGGCGTTTGTCAAACACGGAGCGAAGGGTGAAGTACCCTCCGACGGCCGTGACAATGAGAACTTCGTACAACGTCACCCACGACTCTCGAACCTCGAACGCAATGTCGAGGGAGTCGAGAACAATGAAGACGAAAAGGACACCGACCAAAGACAAGATAATGAGGGGGCGCGTGTTCTTCGACAACCATGAGTCGGAGTTGGCGTCCGCCTCCCAACGCTTCGTTCGTTCGGCTTCCAAGGCGACCCGCTCCGAAGTGACAAGGCGTTCAAATTCCAAGCGGTCCTCGGCCGACATGTTCGGCTCCGAGTCCACGAGGTTCTTGACGACACCCAAGACGCCCGAGTCGGGGAGTACATCCCCAACCGCGTCGAGAATGGCGGGGGCCTTGGTGGTTAACCACGCCCCGACCTTCGTGTCACGGAGTCGGCGTTTGTCTTTGGAAGGAGTCAACGGGGCGAAGGTCTACTTCGCATAACGTGAGGAGGTTGACGGCGTCAAGATTGACATTTGAAGCAAAATCGTCTTTCTTTGTGCATTGCAAAACGAGACCACATGAAAAATTTACTTGCCCTACTTTTTGCCTTTGCTTTTGCCGCAACCAGCTTTTCACAAGAGTTGTGGTTGGATGAAACCGACGACTTCACGGGAGAATCCAAAAAGGCGACACGTCGTGAAGTCATTGGCGATAATGGCGAAGAAAAAAAATACGCTCAAATTTCAATAAGTTTCTCGGCCATGAGAATCGGAGATACT